GAGCACATTATGCAGGCAGTCAAAGACAAGCAAAAGCTAGCCAAAAGATTGCTTGACGTGCGCAACTTGCTAGCATAGTTGATAGCAATGACAAAACAGGACATGCGTGACTTACTTTTTAATGCTGCAGGCGATGATGGTGTGCCAATACTTTTCAAAGTTGATGGTGTAGAGGACTACCGCCTTACAGAGATTGTTGAGCATATAGATGCAGCAAGTGATGTTTTCAAATTAACGTTGGAGATAAAGAAATGCCCACAGAAAAAACAATAAAAGATTTCAAACGCTTTTGTGTCAAGCTAGTCAATCAAAAGAAGCGGGCAATGAAAGCCAAGGATGCTTCAACAAAAGAAAACAAAGCGCTCATTGAACTGCAGGCGCAGGCAGTGGAATGGCTCAAAGCTCTTGGCACCAAAAACCATGCATACGGTAAAGCGTTGGTGTATCTGAAGGATTGCACAAACGTGCCCATGCTTGATAAGGGTGTGCTGTACAAGTATCTCAAAAAGCGAAAAGATTTTGATGATATCATGATGGCAATGATCAATGCCAAGGATGCTGCCGATTTCTACTTTGCTGAAGAGAAGCTTGCCATTGAGAAAAAGAAAGGCTTAACGTTCAAAATTCCTGGTATGGGTAAATCTAAAACCCATCAAACTGCTATAATCAAAGGAGTCAAAGCAGATGGCTAAGAAGAAAAAGAAAACAAAGAACCTGCCTGCCAAGCGTGAGACAGGTGCCCTGATCACACGTGAAGGCCCTGTTAAAGGTGCAGCTTCAAACGTTGCGCAAGAAGATATCCTAATCCCTGTTGTGTTGCTCATGCAATCCGGCAGTGCGTTTGTGAAAGAGGATGATGAGAAGTACCGCGCAGGTGATCTTGTGCACTCCACATCTCAGGAAGTGATATGCCCGCGTGAAAATGCGCTTGAAGTTGTGCTGCTTGATACATTCAAGACTATGCAATTCTTTGAGCAAGATGGAAGTGATACCGCATGGGTGAAAACTGAAGCATGGCGTCCTGAGTTTTTGGATCAAGAAAAGTATGACCGTGATTTGCACAAGCCCGTAATCAATTACTACGTGCTGTTGCGTGATGAGTTGCTAACACCCAATAGCTTCCCTCATGTGATCAAGTTCAAAGGTGGCTCAGGGCGTGCAGGCAAGACACTATCTTCAGCTGTGAAGGATCTTGAAAGACGTGGTGCTGCTTCGTTTGCACAGAGCTTTGTGTTAGGAAGTGAAGATGCTACCTTTGAAGATTTCAAATTTAAGGGATGGACTTCAGAGACAGGCACGCCTTTGACTGCAGAAGAGTATGTGGTGGCTGAAAATTGGTTTGATACCATTCAGTCTCAGGCTTCCCGCATCGTAGTGGATGAGGGTGAAGAGAAGGAAGTTGAATCAGAAGTAGCTGATAAACCTGCACAGCGTAAGCCACCTAAGGGCAAGGGCAAGGGAAATTCCAAATCTAAGGGCTTGCGGTTCTAGCCTAAACCGCATCACACAGGGCCTGTGCTCTGTGATGATATAGGGCTCACGCGGTCTAGCCGTACTGCGTGACGGTTAGCTTGCAAGAATGGTAATAGCTTGCTAGCTTGTAGGTGAGTAGGCAGTAAGAGCCAAAAGCTTTTGCTGCCTACTTTAATATTAAGGAGATCAAAATGAAAAAGAGTTTGTTGGTAAGGGTGGAAGCAGCTACAAAGAAACGTTTAGATATCTACCGGAAGAAATCCGGGCGCACGTCGCAGGACATTGTTGAAACCGCGCTACTGAGCTTTCTTAAAAAAGCAAAAGTGAAGTGACACAGCATCTCATCAGAACAGTGAAGCAGCTAGAGAAAGCCATAAAGGTTTTGTCTAGCTGCAAAGTTCTTGCGCACGATACAGAGACCACGGGCCTATATCCCTACCACGGTGACTATGCTTTTTCACATATCTTTGCCAATGCTACGGATGAGTATTACTTTGATTTCTCACGTATACCTCGGAAGCACGCACGTAAACTGCAACCCATTTTGGATGATCCAAGTAGGATCATCTTTTACATTAATGCCAAGTTTGACGTGGCAATCAGTAGAAATGACGGTCTTAAATTCCACTGCAAGCTAGTAGACGTGCCTGCCCTTGCCCGCGTGGAATACAACAAGCACAAAGCCAATCAGGGCGATTCATTCCTATCAATGGATTACCTAGCTGAGCATTACTTGGATCGACGCAAAGACGATAAGGTGAAGGCCTACGTCAAAGAGCACGGGCTTTACAAAACCGATGCCATGGGTGATGAGCAAGCACTTGATTACGCTGCCGTGCCCATCAAACTAATTTTTCCTTATGCTTGCCAAGACGGACGCTTGACCTATGACCTTGGCATGCGTGTATCCCAACTCATAAATGAAAAGGCTGATGAGTATGCGGAGGCAAACCCGTACAATAAAACCATGGTCGATCTTTGCAAAAATGAAATCGCCTTCACTAAAGTGCTTTGCAATATTCAGCGCACTGGCATGCTGTGCGATGTGCCCTATACCAAGCGGGCCTACAAGCATGAACTACGCGTTTCTGAAACCTCAACCGCTGAGGTTAGGAAAATAATCGGTAGCAAGTTCAATCCCAACAGCCCTAAACAGATCAGCGCCTACGTCATGGGCAAGCTAGGCTTGCAGTTACCTAAGAAAATGGTAAAAAAGCCTGGTACATATAAGAAGATTTGGAAGGGAAATTACAAGACGGATGAGGACACGCTTGCTGCGCTGAATGTGCCAATCCTAAACACGCTGATCAAAGCAAAGAAGGCACAGAAGAAAGCTAATACGTATTATTCTAACTTCCTTAAATTTAAGGATAGTAAAAACATTGTGCACTGTAACCTGCATCAGGAAACTGCTAAGACTGGTAGAACGTCTAGCTCAAAACCCAATTTCCAAAACATGGCTAAGGATGATGTATGAGTAAGTGGGCAGTGAGAAATTCATTCATTGCACCAAAGGGCTTTGATCTTTTCTTTTTTGATTACTCCAAGCAAGAGATGCACGTGATTGTGGATCAGTGTGAAGAGATGCCCGTGCTAGAAGAGATGAAGCGTGGCATAGACTTTTACACTGCTACTGCAAATGTCATTGAGCGCATAGCCTCTGTGGAGATCTCACGATATGATGCCAAGCAGATTGCCCTTGGCTTGACGTATGGTGAAGGTGAAGAATTACTTGCACATAACCTGAAGTGTTCGGTCACAGAAGCCCGTAGGTTTAAGAAGGCATTTTTCAAAGGGCTTCCAAGGGTTGAGAAATTTGCAGAATCTTTGCAAAAGCAGGTGCGGTATCATGGGTGCATTTTCAATCCGTTCGGGCGTGTGTTGTACTTCAAACGTGATGAGGCATACAAGGCGCTCAACGGATATGCTCAGGGCACCTCAGCGGATATTACAAAGACTGCAGCGGTAGGTGTGAATCAGGTGGTGGAGGGTAAGCGGTCTGAGATTTGCAACATCGTGCATGATGAGCTTGTCTTGAAGATTCATCGCAAGGAGCGTAGTCTCATTGAGCCTATTAAAGTTATGATGAGTGAAGCATACCCATACAAGCACGTGCCATTGGCCGTGGATGTAGAATGGAGTCAAACGTCATGGGGCGCAAAAAAGAAGTGGGCGAGTGGGCAATAACGGATGATGTTAGGCAGCTGTGCAAGCGCCTGAAAGCTGAGCACCACCCACATTTTTTCTATTGGAAAATCTCAGATAGATTTACTGCAGCTATCCCTGATTGGTTTATTTCCTACCGAGGGCGTTGCTTGTTTTTGGAGTTGAAGCGTCCGGGTGAAGAGCCCTCAGATTTACAGCTAGCCGTGATGAGGCAGCTGATGCTTGCTGGACACAAGGCTATATGGACAGATGATTACACTGTGGCGCGTGGTGCTATCAAGTCACTAATCCCCAATCGCTAGGGATCTGCAAATGGAAGTGCTCAGGCCAATCCGCCTTGAAGCTGTGGTGAATCAACACAAGCTTGCCATCATTTCTAGGGTAAAGCGAATTAATTGATTCTAACAACTCTTTTCGTTGATCAACTGTGTAGGTGTAAACACCTGCAAACTGATCCCTAATATCAATGGCACGTCCGGCAGCATGCACGCCTGAGCTATCTTGCACAGCTGCCGCTACCCGTGTGATCACAGGCGTGATGCCCATGTGGTTAGCGTACAAACAGAACGTAAAAAACGCCTCACGAAGCCTCTCAGGGCGTGCTTCGAATTCCCCTTTTAATCCAGGCACTTTGAAACTAAAGTCAAATGGTAGATCCGGGTTCCATTTTGCTGCCGCTTCACGGGCAAGCCGCCGCGATTCTTGACGCTCACGGGCCTCTTTACGCAGCCTTGCTTGTGTTTTGCGGTCTGAGGCTTCTTGCTTCACAGCTTCAGCTGCATCCTCTTTGCGCTTCTTTGCCTTGCGGCTAAACAGCTTGATGAGCACAGGGATTAGAACCGCTATGATGCCAAGCACGGCTAGGATGATATCAATCATTTGCACAGTGCCCCTCTGAATACGGTTGAGTAGAAAACCTTGCCTTGCGGTAAGGGCACTTCCCACGCAGCCATCGGATCATTGCAGCCAATAAACTGGTAATCCTCTTCAACTGGATTGATCCTAATGTAGCTCCATGCAATCATCGTAGTGTCCCGCTGATCACCATCAATATCCTTGTACTTAAACCAGGCCTTCACCTTTACAACATACTCTTCATCGTGCTCAGGGAAATTCACTGTGGGTGCTTGGATCACATCAGACAATTTGAAAGATGCCTCTGTCTCACCCTTGAGGATTGCACCCCTGTGCCCTTCAGATCCATCAGGCTGAATAATCTGAAACCTCACGCACGCGGGGTAATCACAATCGAACTTTGGCACACGCAGTTTGATTATGCCGGTGGCAGCACTGCCCGATTGGATCTGTTTGAACAGCATGCCCTTGTGACAGCCTTCACCTAATCCGCACAGCGCGATGGTTGAAGCCCTGCCCTTTTCAGCGCTCATGGCTGTGTCCACGGGGAAGTGCCCGCAGAAGGATAGGCCGAAAAGACAAAACGCTGCCCCTATGAGACAGCCAATAGAGTAATGCGCGCCGGTCATTTTACAGCTTTCCATTTTACAGCTTTCCATTTTACAGCTTCCTTTGTTTTGAATCGCAGCATGAGGTTTGTGAGGGATAAAGTCACAGCGGTACCTGAGCCCTCATAGCCTTGTGTAAGACCGTACAGGCCAACACCCAAAACTAGAATGTTGATCTGTACGGTGAAAGATTTAAGTGGATGCTTTGACGCCGATGATTGCATCAGTAAGGTTTCCAGTCTGTCGCCCGATGGTTTCAAGCGCTACTTTGCGATTCAATGCAAACTCATCATCCACCTGATCAACGCCCGCAATCGCGTTAGTCAGATTGACAATGTTTTCAGCCATGATAGCTGTGGCAGGTTTCTTAGCGCGAATGTCCCGCACCAACTCAGCCAGAAACAACCCAACATCATCCACTTCTTTTGCAAGCTCAACTTCTACTTTTACGATAGCCATTCAAGGGCCTCCTATTTGATAGAGGTGTTGCCACCTCGGTTTACAAAACTTAATCATTTACCTTTATCATATGGAAAGATGCAGCCGTAGCTGAAACAGTCGCTTCAGCAAACAACACAGTTATCTCATCTCCGATAACAAGATTCAGCGTGATGGTGCCACTGATATAGTTTGTGTGGCCCGCTAGACTTGGTAGCCTGCAAACACCAAAGATCTTTTCAGGTGTTGCAGCAAATGTAGCATTAGGATTGGTGTCTTTTTGTGCATCACTTAGGTTTTTACCAATACCACCTTGAATCTTTTCAGCTGATCCACTTGCAAACTCATAATGAATTTCATATTTTCCAGCACTCAAAGGCTTCACTAGCAGCCCATCACTAGAATCATTTGTTAGATCATAGCCACCCGTATTTGTAATCGTGTTAGCAAAGTATGGAACTTGTGTGTTGTTTGAACTTAGCGCAGTCGCTACTGTTAAATGTAGCTCGGCATTTGGAACCTCTGAGCCAATGGCAAGTGCATTTTCACTTACAATAATATCAAACCAAGCATTAGTAAGGCTTGCATTACCAAATGATGAACGCCCGGCATTAATACTAGCTGTATACTCCGACCTTGCAGGGAGAAAGACTGATAGGATACCAGTTGTTGGGTCATACTGTTCTTCAATTCCCCACACTGTGCTACCAGGCCCATTTACTAAAATAGTTGTAGCGATATCACTGTTGCCTGTCTTACCTGCTGTGCCGTAATGCTCTGTGCGGTAATGCTTGTTCTTGCCTATGAAAATTTCATACCGTGAAGGCTCATTGTTTGTGTCACCTGCTGCCCATGTAACTCCACCATAAATTTTTACACCATCAGCAATTGATGGGGCTGCTGTTGGATCTCCATTTGTTTCAGTGAATGTAGCAGCGCTACCATTTCGCAGATATGATCTGTATTCACCAAGCTGTGTAGGTGCTGCACCTGTTACACGTGTGCCGTTTGCAAGAATGCTGCTGATATTAAACGTGCTGCCGTTGTTGAGCGTCACGTTTGCATCCCAGCCTACTATCGGCACAGTTGCTAAAAATGAATACGCCACAGTTGAGCCAGTAAGTGAGTAAGCGGTTGAGCCAATGGCACCGGGCGCTGTTGTTTCATCACCTACCATCATTCTTAAACTGATATTATCAGGCGCAAGCGCTACCACTCCTAAAGATGATGTGCCAGCTGCACCACTTCTAGCTGATGCAGCACCAACTACGCCGCTAGTATTATCTGTGGAGGTGTACACCTTTTGCGCTGTGTACCCGGCAGGAAGTTGAAACTGATACTCTCCTGTGCCTGTAGCCGCGCCTGCATTGTTATTATGTTTGTAGTCATAGCGTATGATCATGTTAGGGCCAACGCGCCACCAATACGCTTGATCTACTAGTTTTGTAGTGGCCTTCGTAGGTGTTGCAGTGACAGCTTCAATGACCATATCAAAGCTGTTCAAATCACTGCCTGCTAATCCAAGCGTGGCTACCTGTGGCCCTACAGCAACAGTGTCATACTTGAATGTCCAGGCACTCGCATTAACAGTGGCTACATGATAGATCAGCCGGTAATTCACACTGTCTGTAGCATTGAACGTGACAAGCACCTTACCTGATGCACCACCGATCCATGTAGTGCTTGGTGCAATCAGTACAGCGTTATCGACATCATAAATCCAAAGCCTTATATCTGATGCCTCACCTGCTACAAACGCAGAGCTTGCGGCGTATTCAAAAGAAATCGTAAGCTGCCTGCCAAGATCAGCTGCAGCAATAGCAAATGGATAAGCTACACCTTCACCCTGCCGGTCTGCTGCATCCTTGGTAATAAGGAAAGAGCCAGTTTCACGCAAAGGGCTAGACACGCTACGTGTAATCGTGACCGTAGGTGCTCCACCTGTGCCGTCCACAGGTGTTTCTTGAGCCGCGTCTGCATAAGCTGCCCAGTTGACCGGTGCTGTTTCTGCATCTGATTCATCAATGTAGTTGATGCCAAGACCACCTCCACCTGAAATTTCTGCAAATGCAGAAGCTGCTACACTCCATTTCTTCAGTTTGTCTGTACCTGTTTCAACCCGAACCTCACCGGGCTTACCTACGGCAGGCAGGGTTGAAGGGCGTAGTACCAGGGCATCTGTACGTGTGTTGCTACTCATCATTCACCTCAAAGTATTGGCATGGCACTTACCCACACCCAAATGTCTACACTGCCTGCGCTTGACTGATCAAGGTTTGCTCCAACCGATGTGGCAGCAATCTTGATAGACGTTGCGCCTGCGATACTTTCTACATCTGTTAGTGAGTTGGTTTCACTCACTGTATCACCTGTGGCCTGAAGCACATCAAAAGAGCCTGCGAATTTATCAAGCGTGGACGCAATACCCACAGTCAGACCGTAAGCCGTGATGCCTGCACCCGCAAATGCTGTGGAGTGCTTCAGCCATACACCACCGATGCGCTCGAAGGCTGCAAGGCTCAGCAACTCAATATTGTTTGTCAGGCCTGCTGTTTGAAGCTGTGTGTGAGTGACCGTGTATTTCTTCCACGCACCAACGCTTAAGCCAGCTGCGCGTAGCAGGTTCCACCATGAAGCATCTACAGGTGGAAGGCCATTAATCCTAATCGGAACTTCACTGAATAATGTCATATTTCATATGCCTCTAGTTTTGCATAGGCCACATTGTTAGTCATTGATCCGCCCGACCGTGCTTGCAATTTATATGTGTAGGTGCCAGCAGCTACAACATCTGTATGACTAATTGTACTAACGGGCATTAATTCACTTGTGTAGGGTGTAGTTTGTATGAGTGATACTATAGTTGCATCACGGAATATCCGGTAGCCTAGTGTTCCCGTAGTTCCGGAGTTACCTATATAGCCCTCATTTGAAATGTTACCATCATGCACAAGGCCTACTTTAATAGGCCTGCCTGCTGATGTAATCGTGCATGTGGCATTTGTCACATCAGCATAGGCACCACTCATGAAATAAGTGCCTGTTGAAGCGCTCAGTGCATATCCATCTTGCCCCGCTGTGGTGCCAGTGCCACCATAAATTCTTTTTGAGTTTGATACTGTGCCGTCTTTAAGCCCACTGCCAATGAAGCCACCAACGTCAATCTTGCCAATTTCAACAGTTGCACGCTTGATAATGATATCACCACTGCCGTCTACGGACAGGCTCACACCATCTGCCGATAAACCTAGATTCAAAAGCCGGATGCTTGCAGCTAACCATTCATAGGTAGATGTGCCAAGTGAGCCTGCAGCTGTTGTAGCTACACCCGCTGAGTTGCGTGGCACATAATCACCTGCAAGCACAGTCTTGATCAAATTGATGTGCTGTACCGCGATGATACTAAGCGTTGTGTATGTTGGTATTGTATTGTCGCCCATCTTAGATCTCCCTGCAGTGAAAATTTATGAAGCCATTATTGAAACCAATCCTGCGCTCCAAAATTTTATAGTGATCAAAGTCATTGATTACAAAACTAAACAAGCCTTCAGGATATTTATCAACTCCGTACACAGCCTTATCATACAAAGGAAGCTCATTTTCCTGTGGCAAAAACACATTAGGGTAATCAATAGATACCCGATCAAGGAGCTTCAGAGCTATGGTGCTGTAGTCCATTGGTGTGAATAGATCAAACTCCTGCTTAGCATTGCGAAACTCATTCATGATTGGTGTCATGAGATTAGTACGCTTGGTGGTGTCAGTAACTAGCGTAGAATCAAATTCTTTTTTACGTAGCCCATAAGTCAAAATGGAGCTTGAATCTTGCACAACAGTGCTGCCCCACACAAAATAATTGAACACCCTGCCCACACCATTTTTGATGTTTTTAATATCAAGGATGTTATCAATTCCATTAAATGAGCCTTGCCCATAGAAAGTCTTTTGTACATCTGCTGTTGCAGTACGTGGTGCTGCAATGATGTTATCACCATCCACATAAAGCACTGTGTTAGTGATCAGCAATAATATATCCAAAGCTTCTTTAACCGTTTTATTTTCTAGCCAAGCTACAGAATCAGAAATGGCATCGGTGCCAACATTGATATTGCCTGCCGTGAGTGTAAGGATATCCGTAATGCGTAACTGATTAAGGCATGCAAATATAAGCTCTTCAAGGGTATCACCTGCGCTCAAAGCACTGAATGGTGTGAGCACATTTTTGAAAATGCTTTCTCTGCCTAGAACTCGGAAATTGTTTTCTTGCCTATCCAAGTCCATTGCAAGAGATTCATCATTAAGCAAGCCTGTGAACAATGCAATATCAGGTGATAGCACTGATTGCACAATATCGCCTGCAACTGATTGGCCCGATACCATGGGCCTGTCATTTAATGCCCACTCAATTTTGAAAAGTGACTCGTTTCTTTTTAGATTAAAAATAGATTCTAGGTTTGTAACATCAGAGTACGCACCTTCACTGTTATTCATCTTAACAGTGAAATTAGTGGGCCTGTAAATTCCAATGTTGTATTCATTGTTATCAAGTGACTGATTGATTGACTTGATGCTATTCATCGTCACGTCACGCGTGACTTCAATAAAATCCGCCGCATAATTTCCATCAGTATCAAATGGCTTGATGTGTGCTTTGAGTACGCCCATTACGCTATAGTTTCCTCTAGCCTCAACTCGATCTTCACACCATTGGTGTAGATCCCTCGCACGCGTGCGGGGTTGTATTCATTAGAAAGCTTCATCAAGTAGATATCCTCAAAGCGATTTCCAATTAGTGCTGTGCCAAACTGTGCTTCATCACCTGCAGCTAGCCAAACAAGGAAGCCTTCATTAGCATTGTATAAGGTTTCCACCAATGTCATGTCAGCTTGTGAACTCCAATTACGCACACGCAAGCGGCATGAGAAGCCACCAATGTTTTCATTGATGTTAACTTTGCCAGATAACATGCTGCGCTTCTTACGATTGCGCGTAGTAATTGGGTTTCTAATCTCAGGCCACCCGACTAGCTGCCCCATAAATTCCGTACAAATAAATTGATGCAATATCTTATCTGCATCCGCTACCATCGTGCCGGTGATAATAAGTTTTATTTTTTGTGTGGTGACTACAGTGAAGGTATGCACCTTGTTATCATCCGCATTGCCTGACACATTAATAGGGGTTGAGAAATCAACATAGGCCGCACCATTCCAATACTGCACAGTATAGGCATCAAAATTTTGGCCCATGAGCATGATGGTATCAATGTCAGTGGTGTCAATGTAATCAATCTCAATGGAAGTGTTATCACTGTCTTGTGAGCCAGTAGTTTGCCACCCAAAGAAGTTGCCCCTATCAAATGCACTATTAATTGTAGTTTGCCCTTGAGAAGCAGTGTACACAACTTCAGTGTTGGTAAGATCCGCCCTATTCTTTCTGTAAAATTTTACCTGTGTTGCCATTTATCCACCTAATGCAATCTGAAGATTACCACGCTCAATTTGCTCAGCCTCAATGAATTCCATCAAACCATCTTTGAGCGTTAGCTCAACTTTGGCAACAGGGGTTTCATCATCACCACCCACTTCAGGCCTGCCTACCGATTGAATGAAGTCAGGTGCTAGCGCTTTTGGAACCATGATCTCACCGGGCTCTGTTAGCATTAGCTGCCTATCCCGTGAGCCTGCATTGATACCGGGTGCAACACCACCGCGTGCAGCTGAGGCTACATTAGCTGATTGCTCAAGGCCAAATGCAATCACACTTGCTGCCAAAGCCGTACCCACAATCGGGCCAACAATCGGACCTAGTAATTTGATAGCACCGGTATGTGCCGCAACAGCGCCCTCAGCTGTTCGAATTGCAATGGAAGTTAGCGCAGCTGCCTTTCCAATAGTTTTTAAGATATTATTTTCAGACCGCTGAAGCCCGATCAGTTCACCCGATAATCCTTTAGCAGCCTGTACTTTATCAGAGGCTAGAATTTTATTGAGCGTGGCAACAGTCTTGCCAAATTTAAGCTCATCTTTAATGAATTGCTCACGACGCTTTAACTCAGCAGCCACTTCTGCTGCCGCTGCCTTTGATCTGATCTTTTCCTTAGTGAGTAATTGCTTCTGAAGTTTTGCTAGATCTTCAGCGTCTAGCTCATCCTTACGCTCATTTAGAAATTCCTGAAGCTCTTGATCCTGTTCAAGCCTTGCCTCAAAATCTTCTAGTATGGCTTCCCGCTTCATCTCTTCAGCATCACGCTGCTTTTCTAAATCCTCTTCACGCAGCCGATCTTTTTCAGCATTAAGCTTTTTCTCTTCAGCTAAAAGCGCCGCATTCTTTGCAGCTGCAGCCTCCAACACAGCATCTAAGTTTGCATCATCAGGTGTTTCTGTTGCACCAACTGATGTGCCTGAAACCACAGCCTCCCGTTGCTTTGGGGTGAGCTTTGCAAATTCCTCTTCACGTCGCTTCAACTCTTCTAGTTTTTTGATTTCCTTTTCAATAGCTAGTATTTGTTTAACGCGCCTGCCTCTACCTCTAGCGCTGTTTGCAGCTTCTGCATTCTCTAATTCTTCCTGTTCTTTTTTTAGATCTTTAATACCATCAGTGATTGCTTCAACACCCTTAGGCTCTTGTGGCTTGCCCGTTAGATCAAACAGGGCCTTCATGCCGTCGATGATCTCAGGCAAAAAAGCAATGACAGTGCCAAGGCCTAGTGTGAGTGCACCCGTGAATGCTGCTGCAGCAATACGTGAGGCTTTGAGCGTGACAGTGAGTGCCTTGATAAACCGAACGGTCTTGATGATGCCAAGGCCAAAGGTAGCCGTGCCTAGTGTCACTGCTGTGAGTGCAAGGCCAAATTTTACAAGACTAACCAAGCCCTCTTTAGTCTCATCATCCATTTCATTGAAGCGCTGTGCAGCCTGACTTAATGCTTCTGAAACTTCTATTAAGGTAGGCGCAAAGGCTTCACCGAACGTGACGGCTACAGCATCAACGGACACTTTCAGCCGTGCCATGCTGCGCTCTAGCGTTTCTTGTTTTACACGCAGCGCTTCTGCAAATGTAGCAGCACGCTGTTGATCATTACCCATCTCACGCAAGATGGTTGAAAACAATTCAGCTTGTTCACCTGTGAGTGATAGCACGGCTGAAAATGCGCGCACATCAGGGAACAGTTTTCGAAGCTCAATGAGGTTTCCACCAAGTGCTGTCTTGGTATCTTGCAGAGCTTTGACAAGACCGTTTTGCTTGATGTTTTGAAGTGACAAGGCCTTTTGAACGGCAGGAGATTGTTTATTGAGCCTTGCCTGCACGGTGAGCACTGCAGCCATTGCACCACGCATCTCAACAAATGCTTCAGCCGTGGGCTTGGCACCATTGGCAGTGAGGGAAGTAGCAGCTGCAAGCACCTCATCAAATGACAAGCCTAAGTTTTTTCCAAGGCCTGCTACCTTATTGAACTCCTGTGCAAGCTCACCAACTGTGGTGACACCAAATTTCTGTGCCGTGAAAAACTTCTCAGCTATTTCCTGAGCCGTGCCTGCCTCATCACCAAAGGCTGTGAGCGCTGAGGTGAGTGCCTTAACAGCTGTGGAGGTATCTGTTGCACCTGCAATGGCAAGCCTTGTTGCGGCATTGAGGGTATCAATAGCATCTTCAGCTTTCACACCCGCTGAGATCAAATCAAACAGGCCTTTGTTTAATGTCTCAAAGCTTTCACCTGTTTCTGCACCTAGAGAAACCACTCCTTCTTTAAGCCCTGCAATTCCCTCTTCCAATGTCTTGGTACTGAAAGATCCTTTATCTAAAAGGGTGACTACGTTTGTGAACGTGCTTTCAAATTTTGAGAAACGAACAGCAGCAGCACCAACAGCTGCAGCAAGCGCTGTGAATGCAATAGCAGATATACGTGCAGTGCGGGACAGGCCCTTTTCTAAATCATCCGTGAGCTTCCGAACTTTCTTAAGCTCATCAGAAAATTGCTTTGCACTACCGTTTATTCTTATTATCAGTTCGTTGTCGTTCGGCATGTCTTTTCTTCAGCCTTTCAAATGCATCCTTGGCTTGCTTATCTTGCTCAGCCTCTACCTTTGGATCTGCCGTCTTAGCTTCAACCCATGGCTTCATCTTCATTCCGTGTAATTTTGCATTTACTTCTAACTCTCTGTGCCTTCCCCAATCAACTGTCTTAGTAAGAGCTACAATCTGCCTCAACGTCAAATCATAAAACTGGACTATTGTGTAACCGTATCGGGCAGCAACAATATCATAAAGACGGGCGTAGTCCGGAGGCCCTTCTACACTGCTACTGCCTGTGATTTTTTTAAGTCTTTTTCTGCCTCACTTTCTTTTACTGGGTTTGAATTTCCAAGGCACTCTGAAAGAGCGTTGTATATTTCCATTCCTTTTGAATATTTTTGACGCTCACTCTCAACTGCAACAATCAAACTTTCAACTGTTGGGTAATCCTCTTTGCCTTTTTCGGAAAGCAAATGATGCGTGAGGCGCAAGTAGCAATCCATATCTTTGTTGTCTTGGATTCTTGCGGCTAAAACTTCCAGACCACTTCTGTTTTCTTTTGTTGCAAATTCAGCATAGGCCCATACCTGAGCGGTTAACGTGAAGGGCTTGAGCACATAACGTTTTCCTTTGAGCACTATTTGAGAGGGACGTGGGTTTAGATCAGCGTAATGCATTTGTATCTCCTTGATTCAAATGTAGGCTTGAATTTTCTATAAACACAGGCCTATTATGAAACCATGAAATTGAAAACAGTTCGTTTACAACGCGACAAAATAGCAAACTTCAGATGCACTGTGCCAGAATACAAGCGGCTGAAAGTGCAGGCTAACCTGTATGCCGAGGGTAAGCTGAGTGATTATCTAAGATTTTGTGCACTGAATTATAAGGTGACAAAGAAGGATCTTGAATCTAACGCGCAGAGTAAGAAAATGAAGGGGAAGCGCTAAAATCAACACTTCCCCCTCAAGTTTTACTAAGCCGCAGCAATAGCCCGGACCTTAGCAATCGCATCCACTGCAGAATCATACAGCAACTTGATTGTAAGCTCAGGGATAGCAAACACAGTCTCTTCCAAGGCAAGAGGGAAGCCTGCACCTGCAGCCTTGAAGATCTCAATTTCTAGCAGATCTCCATTAGCCCGTTTCTGAGCCAAGGCAAGCATGCCATGCTCAGGAAATGTGGTAGCCGCTTGACCAATGGTGATTTCACTAATTCCACCATGCGCTTTAGCAAGGCTGAAAGTAGCGGTATCACCCGCAGTCATTGCAATCGCAGATCCACCACCAGTCAACTCCACGCCTAAGCTTGGAATTTCAGTAGCGCCACCCAACGTAATTGTGAGTGGGGAGGCTGTGATTTTCAAAGCATCATCTACATAAGTAAGATCAGTGCCCTCAAGAAAATCAATGTCCGTCAATGCATACACATCAACCGCAGTGGGTGATGTAGCTATAACAACATACTGCCCAGCCTTCAGATCCGCTTCAGATCCGCCCTTGATACCAACAGTCACAATACCAGTAGCAGCCACCAAAGAGGTGCCTTTTTTATTGGTAAGTGTTCCGCTTGTTCCAAGCGCCGCAGGAGCGGTAGTACTCACAGAAGCACCCAAATACACTTCAAAGAGAAAGTCAGGCATACTCTTCACAGTAGCAGTGAACTCGGAGCTAATCGTTTTAGCTTCAGAAGCCCATGCAAACTTATTAGAGCCACCAAACAAATCTTCAAATTCAGCGCTGAGGCTCAGAGATCCGCCTCCAATAATTTTTAGAATGCCATATGGCAAACCATCAGAACGCTGGTAGGGTGCCATTGAGTGAATACCGTATACAATACGATTTTCAGACAACATGTTTCTTTCCTCCCGGAATTACTTTTTCCGTTTTGAGATTTTGAATATAGCGCTCAGGCACTTTATCCTTCACACCCTTTTTCAATTCCTTGTGATACTTATTTTGATGTATCACAAAGTCTTTCAAAGGATTAATCTCAACTAGTTTCTCTTCTTTCATCTTTCCCTCCTAAGCAACAGACATATTGGCTTTAACAATAATGCCACCACTTATGATGGGTTTTGAAATGCCCTCAACTTGAAAGCCTACGGGCACTGACTGATCTACTTGAAGCTTCACTATACCTCTACCAACTTTATCGAAGTTTTTATTAGCTACTGCTTCAAGCGCACGGGAATATCTCAAAATTTTATAGAAATTTGGCTCAGTGTTGTTACCTCTATCAGGTATCAACACCTCAAAGAAAATGCGTGCTTCACGCATGCGGTTATCCTGCTGCCGGTCTGTGGTTTCAGGAGCATTAGACATGCCCCATACTATCCACTCAGAATGGTTCCACACCTTTGGAATGTGATTCATATACCAAGCATTTTCTTTAATAAGAGGCAAAGCAAAATCTGCTTTGTCAGCATTGACTATACTGATTTCAGTATTTAGTTGCGCCTTAAAAAGGGTTTCAAGATCTCTTACCAGTTGCTCTAAATCATAAAGTGACATTAGAAAATCCTACCTGTAACAAGTTGGGTAACGTGTTCGTTTATAATATTCAACCAAGCTTCTCTACGCCCTGAAACCACAGCGTCCCTTGCCCGTTCTGCAGGGCCACCATCAATGAAGATCATCTTGCGCTGTGGTATTTTCTTTCTGTCTTTATCTGATTGGTGAAACTTTGCGTATGAGATGCTTGTGCCCATCTCAAGCTCCTGCTTGCCAACAAAGAAAACAGATCCTTCATTATTTCTGCCTAAGATTGAGTTTGATAGCTTGCGGGTGCGTCCTACTAATGCAGGGTAGGCAAATCCAAGCTTGGCTTTCTTCCTATCCTCGTAATTACTTGTAGTAGTAATTCCACCTGCTTTAGGATCTCCTTTTGCAGGTGCAAGCTTCTGATACAGGCCTTTGCCCTGAAGCGTGAACAGCTTACGGTTTCCTCTGTACCAATGGTTACCAATCAGATTGAACGGAGTGCGAAAATCACTTGTAGTGCGTGCTAGCCGTTCTAGCCCACGCCTAAACGCTTTGTCATTTTGAGGAATGAAACTGATTATAGGCTCAGCCATTACCAGTTATTTCCACCTTTGATTATTGTAGGTGTGTGCTCGGAGCTTTTGAATACAGAGCCACTGATGGGTGAAATGTCTTTTGTGCCTGCATCAGTAAGCCGCATGACAGGCACATCAAAACGTTTGGCACCTTTATTCCATTTAGGCAGGGCATCTTTCAATAAATCATCCGCTTGCTTATCTAGGTTTCCTTGCAGGCCTTGCACCTGATCTAGGTTAGGCTGTGTGACTTCCAAAATTCCTTTGATCACATGAGCCACCTTGAGTTTTGATATCTTGCCCACAATCTTCAAGGCTTCAGTGCCGGTAATGGGCGTAACGTAGTAGGCATTGAGCTTTCCATCAATCTCAGCATCAGCTTCTGAAATGAAATCAGCAAGGGTGCTATCTGTGATCACAGTGTCAGCAGCTTCAATATCAATGCCCCGAAACATTGCTTTTACTTTTGCTTCTGTTGTGTACGCCATTAGATAATTATCCCTTTCACACCTATTGCTATGAGCAATCCAAGTACAAGAAAAATCAGCCTACGATTTGTGCTAACAGTTGACTTCAAACTTTCATACAAAGGCAGCTTGTCTAGCTTGCCACAAATGATCTTTTGTGTGACTTCAATTGATGCAAGCCTTTCTACAGTCTTAAGTTTGAACTCAATGTCATTCACATTGCTACCTCATAAAAGATTGATTCAACTGTTACATCATTGTTTACAGATCCTGAAATCACCTTAAGTAGATATGAGACACCTTGCTTCAAAATTACTTCATTGTTTCTTTCTACTATACCACCAACTTTTCCAGCACCTACAACTGTGCCACCAATTCTGTCACCATCTGCACCACCTGTAATTGTGGGAGTAGTAAAGCAAAGCGTGTTTACATCTGCTATTCCTAAATTCCTATCACTGTTAAGTATGGTGCCCGGTGCCCCGTTTGCAGACAGTGTTGGTGCTTCTCTAAGGTCTACAATTACTCCACCACCACTTGAAACAATGTACCTGTAATGCACCCGCACTGAAGTGTTGGGTGCAAGTATGTGCCAATACTTAGTCTCACTTGCCATTACTAGAAATTCAGAACACGTATAGTGTTCACCATCATGAATTTTATGGTGCTCAATGTCTACATTGACAAGGTAGCCGCCTGTGCTATCAAATTCAAGCACATCTCCATTCTTATCAATCAGCCTCATTCTTTTGAGAGGGCCGGGTGAATGGTTAGGCATCAAACTTCCTTTCTAAGTAGATCGATATTCTCTACAAGGAAATCTGCCTTGCGTGCAATTTGATTTACCTTTGCCATTACCTGTGGAGGGAGATCAGCATTTTCTTGAATGTCTTTTATTGTACTGATCAAGATTTCATACTTTTCTAATAGCACGCTACTCTTCATCAGGAATTACCTCTTTGGTAACTGACTTCCAATTATTAGTTTCAATATCCTCAATCTGATACTTCCATCTTTCAGCGCCTACCTTCATTTCCCAAAACTCACCACTTGGCTGCACAAAATGATCTGTAGAAAACCATCCATCAGCGCCGGTAGGTGTGGGAAGCTTAAACCATTTATACGGATGAAAAACATCATCATTCACAAAACCACTAACGTAAGGGCGTATATAGATATACTCATTTGCAAGCGGGCCTGCAGGAGTATACATAAATCCTTCTAGCTCACTTGGTGAGTAAGTTGAGCTTGGAAAAGTTGGATCTACTAACACAGGATCATATGTGATTGTTACAGAATCAACTTTAACCTGTGTCCAGCCATCAGAATGCAAAAAGATCCTAAGGCCAGCTGTTGCGCGTGTAGTAAAAAATGCCTCAGCATTTATATTTACTATTGCCTTTGCATTTGACTGTGCATAGGTGCCATCAGAATCTACAACACCACCTGAATAATATTTCAATTGCCCCGCATTACTCGGGGCATACCCAACTGCATTGCTTGCATCAACTCCAACTTCTACAGCAGCAAATGTAAACCAATTGCTAGTTTTGAAAGTTGAATTGATATCACAGTAAGGATTGTCAGTAGCATATTTTGTTTCTGCAAGCGATGCAGTAGGTGCAGTGTAATCAGATGTATGAAGAATTTTATTATGAAAGGTAAACTCATCATGAGTTGCATCAGAATTAAATGCAGCACTTGGAATAGCGCCGCAGTATATATTTGTCCATGGTGTTGTCATTGTGCCAGTTGCTGTGATTGGATCACCAACTTGCACACCACCAATCCGAACTTTTGATGCACCTGTAACAACATCAACGGTTAGCTCAACTTCTTGCTCAACTCCGGCTACTGGTAGCCATGTGGAATTTGGGATATTTGCACTGTAGATAACCCCACTGGCATTATTACGCAGCGTAAGAAACAACAGGCCACTAGTAGCAACATGATGTAACTCTACACGACATACACCACCACCACTATCACCTGCAAACAATCCGCGATGTGCAGTAGGTGCATTACTATATCCAGGGGCAATCTTATCCACAATTGTGAATTGGCCACCATTGATATCAGCATTATTAACACCTGCCCAGTTAACCCATTTAACAGCTGCACCACCAAGACAATTAAGCTTGCCTGCAGCTACAACTGCACCACCATTGAGGTTTCCAGTTACAACACCATCAGACCATGTGAAATCTTCATTTGTAGTGAAGCTAGCATACGCTGTGACACCCGCAGGTATCATGTCTTTGGTTTGAAAAAATCCACCGGTAATTTCAGTTTTAGTGGCATCACCTAAAGTAGCATCACCTGGAATTGTGAAAGGGATAATTATGGTTGCCATGCTATGAAATTCCTAACACATACACGCGTACAGTTGATCCATCTGTCACGCCGTAAATTTCAGTTAAGTTGCTCTTCTTGCCTGCAAAAGATAGTACACCATTTTCAAGAATAGGCCACGCTGTAAGGCCAGCTACAGTGATTGAAGAATCACCACCTGTCCAAATTATTTCATCTTCCGATACATGGGTAAGCAGAAAATTTTCGTAGTTGTCAGGTGTATTAATTTTCTGTGCAGTTCCGTTTAGATCTGTGGCAACAGCTGCAAACTTCCCGTCAATTTTTGGGAAGTGCCTTACATGCAATAATACCTTGCTTAGAAGAGAGGTATATAATTTTGGATCATTAGTTGCGCCCATAAACTAGGTAGAGCCTTCCATGGCTCTCTCCCCCTCTTAGGATTTCTTCCTTGAAACCTTTTTCTTGGTAACTTTCTTTTTGGATTTGGAAACCTCAGCGGGCTTACTTTTGGCTGTCCCAAACTCAAACCAGTGTTTCACCTCGGGTGATTTCAGAAGTTTCGGATCTCCATCAAAATCGATTTCTTGAAAATCTTGTGTGTGCTTGGTGCTTACGAGGTGGCTACCAAGGTACATCTCTCCACGCGGGTGCTTGCGCTTCAATCTTACAAACAATTTCATTATGTCCTCCAATAAAATAAGGGGAAGGCAGCACTATTACTGCCTTCCCCGACGCTTATCTAACCAACTTGTTTCACGGCTTTGGCCCACAGACCATAACCGAACTTACGACGCACGTTCACGCCTGCAAGGATCTCCTTGCGCATGAAGGTACGCTCACCCTTATTCTGAATCTCAAACTCAAGAGCCTGACGATTCTGAAGGATAAACGGTTTCAACACACCGGACGCATCAATCACATAGAAGTCTTTAGCCGAACTCAGCCGTGACGTTGTGATTACCTTTGCAGCACCCTTCAGAACGTTGGTGGTGTTGCTGATGATCTGCGCATTAATCAACTCTTCCCAGGCGCTTTCCTGCCCGACCGGAGCGTACACACGTAGATCCAACTCACCTTCATTCCGAGGCTGTGCCTGATCATCCTGATAGCCGCGAATCGCAGCACGCGCCGCAGTGAAGCCTAGCTTCAACTCAGCAACGGTAGGTGATGCACCCGAACAGGTATAACCCAACAGGTTATCCTGTGCAGATCCGCTTTCAGGATGGGCATTCGAAAACATTGCCTGTCCGTCATAGCAAAGCTCCGTGGTGCCAGCAATCAGGCCTTCAAAGAACAGCTTACGCGGCTGATTACGAGCACGCGCCGCAAGATCCGCGATACGGACTTTCACAGCACCAAGCTGATCATCATCCATCACGTTCTTGTCAATCTTCAGCGTTGCCTCATAATCGAGGTTAGTAAGCTCATAGTCGTAGTCATTGAGCCCACTCAGCTGTCTCTCATCAACCCACAAGCGCAGATCAGGAGATTCACCCAGCCACCCATACTTCTCAGAAGCAGCGGTTGAATTAGTTTCCATAATCGCAGGCATCACATCAGCGGGGTTTTCCCCGTTGTTGAACGCCTTAACAAAGTCAGCGCGTAGGCCTTTTTCCAACAGAAGCAGATTATTAACCTGTCCCATTTTTCATTTCCCCCTTACACAGAAACAACATACTCGATGAATAATGACAAAGCGCCGGAGGCAATATTTGCATCCGTAGCCAAGACATCAACAACAAGCTGTGGTTGAACAACACCGGTTGTTTTGAACATCGTGCCTGCTGTCCCTACTGGGATACACGCTTGAATGCCCGCATCGTATGGTGTACCTGTTTGAATCGCAACAGCGGTAACCAAATCATTTGCGCTTTCACCCGATGTGATGGCAATAGTCGAACTATCATCACCTGTACCGGCAACAGTAGTCTGCACATCATACCAAGCTTTGGTGATAATCGCGTTATCAGGTAGTGTGGTACCAATGTTGTGAGATCCGGTAGCTGTAGCAGCAAAAGTGAAATCACCACGCCAAACGCGATGTGCTGTTACAACACTGTCACCAAATGCCGATAACTTGGATTCTGTTACCGCAGCAGCAGCAATGGTCACGGCACCCGCATTATCCATTGTGGCATCACCACTCATGGCAACAGATGTTACCGTGGTAGCATTACCCACCAACATTTTGGTATCACCGGAAGCATCAAACTGCGCAGCTTTTCCAGCAGAGTTGCCAAGCAACACTTTGCCTTCAGCAAGCGCAATCTCTTCACCCAACACATCATCATCACCATCAGCAGCAACGTCGATCTTCACCCACGCCTGCGTGGAACTGATATGCGCAACAATGACACCTACCCACTGCAGACCGGCAGCATAGGTGAGCGTAAGCAGCTGATCATCAGTGGCATACACTTTCTCACCAACGGTAGCCTGAGAAAACCCAGCACCGAGAAGATTGAAAATGCCCTTCTTCATGACCTTACAAGACACATCACCGGCAGATCCACCGGAGTTGTCTTTGTATTCATACGCGATGCCAGCAAACTTAGCGCCTGCCTCATTCGCACATGGAGCGGCATACCCAGCAGCATTATGCTTCACCATAGAGCCACGATAGATAATGTCTACCGCACAAGGGTGTGCAATCTTTTCTGCACCTTTCTCAGCAATTTCTTTGTTAGCAGCTAAAGCAGTCATTACTCATCCCCCTCTTCAACGGGATTGGCTTTCCGATACTCTTCATCGGTAAGGTCAAGCTTCTTGCACATCTTCTTTTCCTTGTCGGAAAGCTCAATTGCCTTACCGCCGCCCTTGTTTGTTCCATCAGGATCAAGATTCATCTTCTCCGACATAGCAAGCACATCCATCATGTCTTTGCCATCCCGCAGCGCCTGAAGCTGAGCCTTGTTGATCTTGCCATCACTGAAAAGCTTTGTGCGTGCACCTTCAGCTTTGGCATCCTTGGCAGCTTTTTCGAGCTTGGTGTTTTTCTCAGAAAGCTCTTTGTTATCCGTTTTCAAACTTGTGACTACGTTTTTAACTTTCTCTTCAGAAAGCTGATAGTCAGAAATCTGCTTTTCCAACTCGCTTACCTTAGTTTTGTGGTCACTAAGGCTAATGGTTTCATTACCCATGTCTTTTCCATCCTTCATGTTAACGATTGGCTCCATCCGCAAAAACGGATCATTTACTAATGCGCCGCCTTTCAAGGTAGGCCCGTGCTCCTGCCTTGTGTGTGGATGAATAAAATTCAAGGTGAATGTTGGTGAAAAATACCTAAACTCTCCGTCACTCAAACTGAGTGCACCTTTAGGTGTCCATTTTACTTCAGCCAACAATACCTGCCCTGAAATATCTTTGAAAATGTTTTTGATCCATCCCGCTGCTTCCCTACGGTCATGATCATAATCAATGCGGATATCAACACCAAGCACTTCGTCTTTGAAGTTCTTGATGAATTGATCAAGCACGCCTTCAGTAATCTCCACTTCACCATAGTCAGGGTGGAAGCCTTTAACCACTTTGGCTACTTCGATTACGTGCGGTAGGTTTTCACTGAGTTTGATATCCTTGCCTTTACCGTTCTTACTTCGAAGGGAAAGACATAGGCCCTGTGAAACCTCACGCCACTCACCTACCTGAGCTTTCACACCCCGGCGGATCTCCATCATTTGAAGGCTACTCTCTTTGAAAGCAGATTCATCAAACTGTGTGAGCACAAACTCAGTAGCAGTATCTTCAATATCGCCCGTGAAAAAGAATTGGCCTTTTGCCCATTCAATCACTTCTGATTTTTCTTTGAACACAGTGTTGTTGAAGTGTAGGCGCTGTACTATGAAATCCTCTTTGTCTTTGAGGAAATCATCCAACTCCGCTTCACTATCAAACATCTCTTGATCAAACAGCACACTCTTAATGTCGCGCATTACAACACCCTTCACTTAATGTGATTGATTTGCGTGCCGCTTTACTAATAGGCGGCACAGGCTCAATAGTCGGCTGGCCTTTTGACGTTTTCAGATTCGCACGCAGGATTGATTTACAGTTGTGATGCAAGGGTGGCTCATACCGTAGAAACTCAGCATCGTTTGTGGCAAACGTTTGACCGGCTAGCGTCTTACAGATCTCAGACTGTGGATCTGCATTCATAAACGTGAAGCTCTGAATTTCCTCAAGCACTTCCTTGTCAAAGAAGAAATTGTTGCGGCTGTCATTGATCATCACCGCTGTCACGTTTCCTGCTGCTGTGTCCACAGTGCCCTGTGTGATGTACTTATCAGCAGTATCATCAAGATCCTTCTTGATCAGTGCAGGATCATTGGTGGAGCTTTCAGAGCCCATAAATTGAAAGGCTACCCTGTCTGTCAGATCTTCTGACTGCCTCTCAACAATGTGCTCTACTTCCCTATTCAAAAGAAGCTGCGTGTGTTTAGGCAGCTTTGAGAAGTCATTTAGCTTGATATCTTTCAAGCCTCTCATTCTAAACTTAATCAGGCGCTCAATGTCTTTTAATTTGACGTTCTGTTTGGATGGTATTTCCGAACGCGCCTGATCTAAGGCTTCTACACTTATAGAAGTGAGAAGTGCCTTCAATTCTTTTTTATATTTTGCCTTGCCACCTACCTTGATATCATCAATGGCTTTGAGCTTGCCATTAGCAGGTAGCGTTTTGTACTTACGCATTACATCAGCAATATATTTATCACTGATGAATCTAAGTTGATCCCTCATCAATGCACTCACGGCTTTTGAACGCATTGTAATGAGGCTCACAGGCGTCTTTGCCTTATCAGCCATTTCAACATCGGTGCGGGAAGCACTGCCCTCGTCTGAAGGTGGTGTGCTGCTAGGTGGATCAGAACCATTATCCCCTGCGCTTCCCTCTTCAGAAGTGCCCCCCGCACCTTCCTGATTTTCCACTGCCGTGCCTTCTGCCTTCTTAGGCAGATCATGTGCCTTGCGCACGCTATCCTCAAGAAGCTCATCCTTGGTGATCACACCGGCTTTTGTGTAGCCTGTGATTACCTTCATTAGCTCTTCACCCGCTTTATCAGTGATGCCCATACTAGTAAGCTTTGGCATCACACTTATGGTGTCACCATAATTCAAGCGTACAAGATTTGGGATTAACTCGCGGTTAACGGGCTTTGCAAACCCGTTAGCCAGCATGGAGATAACATTGAATAAAAACTCTGATAAATCTTTCCCCAAAGCGAATGCACCACTGTTGCCTCCAACACCAAGTTCAAGAAATGACAGAAGCCAAGCGCCTGCCATTTCTTCATCTTCTGATTTGATTACTTTTTGAATTTTCTCAGGATCAAAATTACCATTGGCATCTAAGAAAAGCTCACAATCCTCAGGATAGATAATAAAACTATCCTCAGCTGAGGTGAATGCTGCAAGCACTGCAGCAGCAGCTTTATACTCTTCACTGTTGGCTGTCCACTTAGATGGAATTTTCAGCCGTGGTGTACCAACTGAAAATCTCTCCATGCCAATATACTGAAGCTCTTTAGCAAGGAGCTTGCGCGTGTAAGGCCCATACAAGGATCTCAGTAATGCGGTGCCGTTATTATCACCCTCTTGCTCCATGTAGAAGATCAGAAGGTTTTCAGCAGGCAGCCACACGTCTAAATCAAGATCACCTGTTACCACTTGATGAATTTTTTCTAAAGCACCTGTGGTGTGATCATGTTTCCACTCAATGAGGGTTTCCTGATTACGGAAACCAATCTGAGCCAAGCCTGTATACTCACCAAACTCTTTGTCAGTTTTGTTTGCATGCACAGGCTCAAATACTGAATGCCCATGCACAGGAGCAAGCAATGCTTCATGTTGAAATTTCTCAAAATCAATATCTTCAAATAAGATACGCTCAATCAGCGCAGCCACTTCAAGATCTTTCTTATCATCTGATACTGGCTCAATGCTCCACTTGGCAGCTTTGATTGGTGCTAGCAAGCCATTCAAAACTTTTCTAACCTGAGGCTCAGACCGGCGCATTTTATTATAGACCGCAGCCGCAAGGTAGCCTTGCAGGGTGGTTATATGATCATCTGAATGTGTGCCGGAAAAAATTGTTGAGCCAGAATTGCCAATGGGCTTTTTATTCACTAAATCAGTGAAGCTCATATTTTCAGCTTTCCCTTACTTTGATTCTACTATTGATTCGCTTGAAAGTATCACGCTTCTCTGTGCGCTTTGTCAAAGGCTTAGTTTTCTTCTTAGGTATAAACCTACCGGGCTCTACATCCAAGTGACGCCCTATGTTACACATTGCTAACGCATCCGCTCTATCCGGTGAGCGTCCTGCAGTGCGTGCTTTGAATTTGTCTTTAGGTTCTACCTGTATTTTACCTGTAGAAGTGAACTTATAGATGATGTTGGGCAGCTGAGATGTGTGCTCATCATCATTCATAATATCTAAGTTGTGTTTAATATCCTCTCCGAGCTTACCAAACATCTGCGCTCTGACATTCAAATATGTTTCCTTATCGCCCTCATCTTCAGGTGACGCACCGGATTGAATTTCTATGATTATGATGTGTTTTCCAAGCTTAGGCTTAGGGCCTGTTTGTGCCTCAACCAGAATGTCATATACACCGGCACCAATACCAACACAGTCAACACTAAGCACAGTAGGCCTTGAATAATTATCTGCCTTCAGAAATGCTATCACCTGCCCTGCAACGTGGGTTACATCACGCTTTGTAATTGTAAGCCCATCCGTTTCCTTGTAACCAAGCACCTCCACTATACGGCTATCATCGTCACCAAATCGGGCAACGTCTACACCCACATATCTAGTGGCATTAATATCAACTTCAATGTCACGCTCAATAGCTGCCTCTACGGTTGAGTAGGGCACCATTGAATAATCATCATCATCCGGAAACTCACCCCACACCTTGCCCTGTACAAGCGGATGCTTCATCCCGTGCTTGAGCACAAATGGGATTGCCCATTGAGCCTTTAGCAAATAAGTCACGGGCAACTTGTAGCCCTCAATGCGCTTGAGCCGTGGGCCTGGTTTTAATTTCCGTAGGACCTCAAGCTCACGCTCAACTTTAGCTTTTGAGGTAAAGCCATTTGCTATCATGTTAGGTGATTCAAAACAGGACAGGTGAACTTTATGCCAAGCAGGATCATGGAACAGGCTGAAGAATTTGCAGTTGCGCGTGGTAGGATTAGCGATGCACACCCACTTCACAATCAAGCCTGAAGTCATGAGCCCTTCAGCCATCGTGTAAATGTCAGCAGGCACACCTGTTGCCTCATCAAATACAATCAGCACATATTTAGAATGGAAGCCTGAAAAGTTAGATCCACTTTGCTCCTTTGATGAGCTTTGGGCATCCTTCTTGGTTGAGAAGCCCATTGCATACCACTTGTCATTGAACTTTAATTCAGTGCCTGTGAGGTGACCGCCTATGGGCCACACAGCATTCTTGTGGGCATCACGCAACTCTCCCCACAGCAGTTTGTTTACCTGCCTGAATGTTGGTGCAGTAGTGATTACAATGCTTGGCTTGTACACGGAAAGAAACCAAAGGATCACTCTGCCGAGTGTCCAGGTTTTTGAAATGGAATGAGTTGCCCGGATGCACACGCGGTCATGAGCTACAATGGCTCTGAGTATTTTGATTACATTTGAAAGAAGGGTAGTTACACCGAGCACCCGAGTGAAATATTTCTCAGGCCACTTCCTAAAATTGTTTCTGATTTTTATGAGCCGTTGCTTTTGCTCATCAGTCAGTTTCATCATCAAGGGCATCCATCATATCACTGATACTGCCATGATAATGTATATTGGTTGAAGTTGATTCAAACGTATCCTTGACTGCACCTGTGTGCTTACCAAGAAGCTTCATCGCTTTGTCTTTACTCATCAGAGTGAATTTGAAAACCTTGCTTGCCTCTTCAATGCACTCACCATCCCGAGCATACCTTGCAGGCTTCTCATGGATCTGCACAGACTGGATCATAGTTCGTATGTATTTAGGAATTTTCTCAAGCTCATCCTTCGTGCAGCCCTCTTTACCCATCTCCATAAACTTTGAGAAATCTGCATAAGCTACCTGCTTTAACCTATCTACAACCCATTTGGCATCCACATTACAAACCCGATTGCGCTCTTCTACAATCTTATCTATTGCCTCTGCGATGCAAGGTTTAGCTAGCAATCTTCCCACACTCACGCGCAGAGATTTATAAGTTTGTTTGTAGCCAGCCTTTTTCATAGCCTGCACACCATTGAAGCTCACCACATAATATCTGCAGAAAAGTTTTTCCTTAGGCGTTAGCCCTTTGCTTTTTGGCATCTACTCCCCCTACTTCTATTGTACATCAATGCTTACTAATCGGATGGATAAGGAATATCCTCTTCAGATAGCAATGATTTATTATGATCATTTGTAATTTTGTGCCAATGCATACCAACAACATGCTTCATCAGACTGTTGATCACCTGACTCATTTTCCATCCCTCACGGTCACACACCATCTTGAACTGTGCTCTCACAACCATATCCACAGTTACACCAAAATGAATTTTCTGAGTTACATCTCCAAAGGCAACTGACTCAATTCCTCTCAACAGGTTAGCCTCATATGCAAGGCGCTTATCAACTGCTGCTTGAATAGCAGCCTTTTTACGCTCTTCTACACGCTTTCCTAAGCGCACGCCCGCTACTGCCATGTCATCTGCAAATGATCTTGGTTTCTTTGCAGGGTATTTTTCCTTGAACGTTTTACTAGGTTTCTTTGCCTTTTTCTTTTTCTTTGCCATAACTTATCTCCATTTTGCGCTCAAACCTCAGCGCTCAAGTCTTAGTGGTATATAGCATGTGAATAGATACTTTAATATTAATATATCTATTCACCCCCCATATATAAAAGGAATTTGGGAGTGCAAACCGGGAAACCTCAATGATTTCATACAACCCACTTCCAGGCAGGCCTGAGGTTTTCGTGATATCAAATTTGATATCACCTGCTAGCAAGTGATTGCAATTGCTATCAATATCACGCACCTGCTAATATCTTGACAAACAGGCTTGCCTGTATCATGCTCTGAGTCATGGAGGCAATGGATATGATTAATCATGGATGTAGCATTTCTTTAATGCACGGCTACCTTAATACGGAATTCATTCTTGCACTGGCCTGCCGGAAGTTAAACCTCACACCTGAACAGATTGAAGAGAAGCTAGGCCGATACACCAAGGGCAAACGCAAGGGTGAGTTGCGTGGCAAGCTTGCTTGGTTTAAGTGTACACGTGGTGGATGGTTGAAGTACTCCCGTGAGTATATGGATGGAACTGTAATCAAGCCGGGACAGACATGGGGATACAAGGTTGTGGATGCGTGGAGTGATGAAATCAAAATTGGTTATGACTCTACAGGTGCGGCGGATGCATGCTTGGCTGATGAAATAACTGCACTTGCTAAAGCCCGTGTTGGAGGTGAGTAATGGATAAACAAGAACTTAGAAAACAAATTGGTGATCAAATTAGGCAACATGATTTAGATCAGATTAAAGAGCCAATGACAGGGAATCTTGAGGATTACATACTCTCAATTCCATTGATAGCTGCAGCCCCACGTATGTTGGAAGCCTTGAAACAAGTGATGCATCTAAGTGTGAGTGCTGAAGGAGATGAAATTTTTATTGGGGTAAAGGCTGCCATTGATAAAGCTGAGGGCAAATAATGACAAAAAGAAAACTGGATCAAGCATTGAAATATGAACACTCAATAACCTTTACAGGCAGGGGCAGATTTCCTATGGATATGCTGCGCTATGATAGGTGTTCACCCAAAACAGAAAGTGATAGCAACACAGCTTGTAATCAAGATAAGTTTAGGGATGTAACAGTTGTGCGACATACTCCGGGTGCTAAGCCTGTTTGGAATTTTGATAGATGGGCTTCTTTTGGATGGAGGCAGGTGAAGTGACCTACCTATTCAAACTGCAACTGAAGTGTGGCTGTGCATGGCGAGTGGTGCAAGGTGAGGAGCACAAGGAATTACAGCGGCGCATTGAGCATGGTAAATATAAACAGTGTGAGTGGGAGTTTATAGAAAGTGTACCAAACTATTGCAGCATTAAAAGCAGTATTATGGATATACTTCAACGCGATATCAAATGCTATCAGGAGCACAAGAAATGAATTTACCAACTGAAACGGATGATGTGGAAAGCCTAATTCCTCATGTGGTCAAGCTACGTGACAAAGCTTTGCATGAGTGTGATTTTGGAACCGCTGTAATGCTATCACATGTTATTGCATGGCTGAATTGGATTAAGAAACAGGTGCAGAAATGAAATTCCCTAGAGTGTCAGGCTACACACGCCTTGAAACTTACCTGCTGCAAGATGTATATGTGGGGATTTATGAGAAGGTGGATCAGAATTACTTTGCTGTGTACTACAACAAGGCAGGCAAGTGGAATTGCCTGGACACTTACGCGGATCTACCAAGTGCCTACATGATGATTCTTAAAAAGTTTGGGAGGTATACAGATGCCTAAAATCCAATATCAACAATACGGCTTACGTGAGGGAAGCCTCAAGATGATTGCAGCTGCAAATGAAATCATCGTAGACTTCCAAGGGCAGGGCTTTGATCTGACATTGCGGCAGCTGTATTACCAGTTTGTTTCAAAGGCCCTCATACCCAACAAGCAATCAGAGTATGACAAGCTCGGTGTGGTGATCAACAAGGGCAGGCTAGCAGGCCTCATTGATTGGAATGCCATTGTAGACCGCACACGTAATCTTGTGGGCAACACACATTGGAGTGCACCACAGGATATTATGAAGGCTTGTATTAACTCCTACGCCCGTGACAAATGGGAAGGCCAGCCAAACCGCGTGGAGGTATGGATTGAAAAGGATGCCCTCATAGGTGTGATAGCAGGCATCTGTGAAGAGCTAGACGTGGATTACTTCTCATGCCGTGGGTACACGTCGCAGTCTGAGATGTGGCGTGCCTCACGCAGGCTGCTGCGCTATGAGCGTGAGAAGCAGCACCCCATTATACTGCATCTTGGTGATCATGATCCTAGTGGTATTGACATGACTCGGGACATTCAAGAACGGCTGCACATGTTTAGATCAACTGTAGAGGTGGAGCGCATCGCGCTGAATATGGATCAGATTGAAGAGCTTGAGCCACCACCAAACCCTGCCAAGCTCACAGACAAGCGGGCTGCAGCATATGTTGAACAGTATGGCATGCAGTCATGGGAGCTAGACGCCTTGAGCCCACAGTACATCACGGATCTCATTGAGAAGCACGTGGGCATGTACATTGATGAGGATATCAAAGAAGAGGTACAGCAGCGTGAGGATGAGGAAATTGAGAAGTTAAAAGGAGCCATGGGTGATTTATAACGTCAAGGTGTATGAGAAAGTTAATGGGCGAAACACACCCGTGCAGCTTTTTGAACGTGGTGAGAAGGTGCTTTACACAGGCAGGCTCATTGGGTTTGATAAGAGTGGTAATGCTATCATTATAATGCCCGATGGTTTTGTAGATTTTGTTAACCCTAAGTACATTCAAGTACTGAATTACCTGGAGGAAAAGAAAGATGAAAATCTTAGTTGTATTATGCCTATTACTCTTTAGCGCGTGTGGAACAGGTGTATCATCCGATCCAAAAGCCGCTTGTCAAAACAGGCTTGATAGTGCTATCACGGCTATCACTGAATGTGGGTGCAACGTGCCCGATGAAGTAATCAGATAGCCACACCCATTGCCTCCATAGCTTTGACGTGTGGCCGGTGAGGTTTTGCAGGTGCGTGATACTTGTGGAACCTCACCGAACTTTGAAGGGGAATAAAATGCTAAAAACATCTAAGCAATTACGTGCTGAATTAAAAAAGCTGAAGCCTAAGATCATATACAGAAGTCACCCGTGCGGCATTAGTGGGCTAACAATCTTACTTGCTATTGAAAAAATACAATCGGATCACTCTATATGCCTTGTTGAAATAAAAAACAAAGGGCAAAAGATAATCAAACGTCCTGTTATATGTCTTGGTAGGTATGGTAGGGGCAGCAGAATTACTTTTGCATATCTTGAGAAAAAGGAAATCATTGAGAAACGGAAGCAAGCCTTACTTGCAAAAATAATTGAAATAGAAAAGAAAGAGGCACTTCAAAAACAAAACAGGTTAGAGCGTGAAGCTCTTGAGCGTATGGCAGTAAGGAAACGCAGGGCACGTGAACGTGAGTGGGATAGGAAATCAACAATGCGTGAGCGTGAAGCAGAACGTAAGTCAAAACAAACTAAGGCAAACCAAGAGCGCCGTGAAATGAAGGGCCTTATTAAAAGTATTTTGAAAGAATTGAAAGCATGACCTACCCAAAACCTCACTGCGATGCTGTGCAAGCCCGTGTCAGGCAGTATGAAGATCATGTGCGCACGGGGAAGAAGTATAGTGATTGTAAGTCTGAGCCTAGCGCAAATATTTGTGACACAGTGCCAGTGTGTGATGATAAGTGTGAAAATGGTTGTTTAATAGATGATTGCACAAAACATTATGGTAATGCCGCAAGAGAAGTTTTATTTGGTAGGCCTAATCTTTTGGCTTTTGGCACGACAGGCAGTAAGAATTTATTGATCAGGTGGTACCGTGAACTTATTTCGCGGGCAAACACCCGACTGGCTAACGCCAATCAGGTTGAGCGCATCGTAGGCACACTCACGGACGCGGAGATTGAGAGGTATTTAGCATGACACGCACAATAGTTTTTGGGTTTGTGATTCTTAATTTGGTGGTGGCTGTGTTTATGTTTTCATGCTCACCATCTACTCCAAGGCCACCATCTGCTATTGATAATATGGGCAAGGGATTGCGTCGTTTTGAAAATGATGAAGTGGTTTGTTATGTGTACAGAAGCTACAACAGAGGTGGCTTATCTTGCAGGTGGAAAAAACTATGATCCTCTCCCTAATCCCTGATGAGTTGCATACCAAATGTGAGCCTGTACCGTTCGGAGTTGAAGATGATTTGAGAAACCAAATCATTGACTCTATGCTTGAATCAATGCGGTTCCATAAAGCAGTAGGGCTTTCATTCAATCAAGTGGGTGGAACCTCACGCATCGCCGTGTTCAGCTTCATGCCTGATGTAATGATCAACCCGTACATCAGTTGGCAAGGTGCACAGATGGTAACACTCAATGAGACATGTGTGAGCTTTCCCGGTAAAGCCGTGCCACTCAAAAGATCTGCTGGCATTAATGTGAATTACTTCAATCGCAAAGGGGATCAGTGCCGTGGTACTTTTCATGATTTGCAGGCTGTGTGCATCCAACATGAGTGTGATCATCTGCGTGGCATTACAATGATGGACAGGTGGAAAAGACAAAGATGATCCACGTGCACGATGCAATCAGAGCGCACCTGCTGGCACGGTATAATAAGCCGGTCACGTTTGAAGAGCTTTGGGTATCTGAGTGGTCACCACGTTTTGAGCGGTTGATGCATAACAGGCTTGTGCTCGGAGCATTCAGGTATGGAAGGTTAAAAGATAAAAAAGGCTGGGATAGAATCGAGTATGCAAAACGGAAGCTTCAGCGGTACCAAGATACCGGGAATTTAGAAGCACTTGTGGATGTGGCTAATCTAGCCTTGCTTGAGTTTGAAGGAAGCACACACCCTAAGAAACACTTCTCATCTATGGATGATACTAAAGAGCATCAAAGGAAAAAGTGATGGAAAATCCAAATAGTAAAAAGGTGTACACGTGTGAGCATGGCAATCTGAAGGACAGGTGTAGCCAGTGTAAGATTGAAGCCCTGGCTGCACAGAACGCGGTGTTGCGGGATGTATTGAAAGATATTGCATCATGGAAAAGCTTAACTGCTAGTGTTGCACGTGAAGCTCTCGCCCTTCCAATCCCTGAAGCAGTGGCAGCATACGAGCACAAGATAGAAGCACGCGGGATGCAAAAAGCCTTGCTAGCTATGTGCAACAGCTGCCCGCAAGAAGGGCTTGACTGCGAAAAGTGTGAGGATAGGGATGCTATCCGTGAAGCTATAAAGGATATCAAATGAGTGATCTAAAACCGTGCCCATTTTGTGAATCTACAGATATAAGAGTTAAAGAAGTGTTGGATGAAGCAGATCATTGGGTAGCTTACTGTCTAGGGTGCAATGCTCAAGGCCCGGTGAATTACAACTCCTGTAAAGACTGTGGTGAAAATGAAGCTCAAAGAGATTGGAACCGTAGAGCGGGTGGCAAATGAATGATCTAAAGCCGTGCCCGTTTTGTAATGCCGCTGACAAGCACATACAAATGATGAGTGAAAAGAAACGTGGTAGCAGTGAAATTTATTATTTTGTAAGGTGTGAATATTGTGGTGTGCATACCAAAGAAATCATAGAAACGTGTGCTCACTGTGGTATTGAAAAATCTAAAAAGGCTTGGAACCGTAGGGATGGTAGCAAATGAAATACAAAGGACTAACGCTTAACACGTATTCAGAAATCGTGAGCTATGTATTGCGAGTTGATGCAAAGGAGCAAGAGGAATTTGTAGAAGCCTATTGCAGGACAGGTGTGTATGCACGGTCAAACATTGGCTACATCTCAGGCTACTATGATCCTGAAACTTGTTTGAAGATTCAGAAGATCTTCAAGACGGCACACCCTATTTTTGGCAGGCGTATACCTTCAACGTCTGAGGCTTTTGATGCAGGCAAGAAGCTTGCGATGGAGCGCACATGAAAGATGAAGTACAGTGGAGATCATACGAGACAAGAATTTATGTAACCTCAGCGGGTTATTGGGTGCGGCTTGATATTGATATGATGGGTAGGCTTTACCGTCCCGGCACCAATGATGGAAAGTATCGCATGTGCGTGGAGCGGCTAGACTGGACAGACTTGGCTACTGCACAAAAGGCTCTTGAGAATATAGCCGCAATGGATAACTTGGATCTGCTGCACACCCGTGAGGCTAGGCAATGAAATGCGAATGTGAAACCACACAGGGTAAGCGGTATGTGGAGTGCAGCAATACAGCTGTGTGCATCTCAAATTTTGGGTGGCTTCATTGCCCACACTGCGCAGGAGTAGCAGATGAAAAAATACGCTCAGAAAAAGGTAAAGCGCTCATCAAAGAGTGGCGCAAAAAAGGCAAGCACCGGACAGAAGAGCGTTAGACGGTCACGTAAGAGACCGGCTCAGGCATCACAAAAGAAGTACACTGCCGGTGCAAAGCTAAAGAAGGGGCAAGCCGTAGTGCTTAAGAAAGGCAAGGCTGTACCGGCACAGCCTGCCCTGCTGCCCTGCGCTCACTGTGGTGCACCGGCAAAGTACGTGGAGGTGCGTGGTCTAGTTGAGCATCATATTAAAGCCCGTTGCACCAACACATATGATTGCCTCATGCGCACTTGCAGTTGGAGCACCTACGTTGATGCGGCCAAGGCTTGGAATAGGAGAGTGAGATGATTGCTTGGCTGCTTTGTTGGCTATGTGGTCATAAATATGATGAGCCTGTATGTGTGGGAGTGAGCCCTAATCGAATATGGAACTTGTGGGAGCAAACATGTAAAAGATGTGGGCACACACAAGCTTGCTCACCACCTCCACCTCAGCATTTTAATTGTAGATGTGTGCAGTTACCCTACATGGAATTCACTTCTGCCAATTCTAAATTTCCTTGGAGTATGAGATGAAATCAGAAGTAGAGCATTTGCGTGAATATATTTCTGAAACCATCATTGTAATTGAAAATTTTCAATTTATGCATGATGTGGGCTCTATGCAATTTATTGAGGAATTAAAAATTAGATTGAATAATGCTTTAGTGCTTTCTAAATCTGAGCCTTTGTAGGGATCTGACAAACGTGTTTGTCAGATGGCTGCCTTAATGCCCGTGTAGATATCACCCTCATAGCCCTTCTTGCCCATGATCTTGTAGAAGGTATGCTTGTTGAATTTGATGTTGCGCCCGCGTGATTCTTCTAGCCAATCCTTGAAGATTTCCCACACAGCTGCACGTGGTAGTGTGCTTCCATCCTTGTATGCGGCACTGGCTTCACCTGATTGGATATCATCTAAGAAGCATTGCACCACGTCGTTTTCTGTTTGCCACTTGGCAAGTGCAGTCTTGCCTGATGGAGGGTTGAGGAAATGCCCGCTCTGCACCACAAGATCACGCAGCCCGCGTATCGCAAAATTCAACACGCCTTGAGGATTTTGATTGAAGCACCACTGTGCGTAGTTGCGCATGTACTTGCCCTTCACCAAGTTGTTGAACACTATGATTGACCACCTACGATCATGCGTGTGATTGCTTCCGTCAAAGGTTTTAGGTAAATCATTAGCTCCAAAAATATGAATAGCAGGCAGAGGCGCGTAAATGTCCTCACGGTTTTTGCGCTGAATGCGTACCGCTTTCCTATCCTCAATCTGTTTGATAACATCATCTGTAATCACCACGTTTGCATTGATATCCGTGACAAGGTTTACAAGCTTGCCTGCCATACCTGCCATGTGAAAACCATTTAGCTCATGCGGCTGCACACCACAGATGTTTTCTTTTTGCAGCAGCTTCTCTAAAACCAGGCAGATGGTGCTCTTGCCACTGAGTGCCTTGCCATGGATGAAAAACAAATGAGGGAATGCAGGCATAAGACATGCCCCGTACATCTGCGATACAGAGCGAATCTTTTCTTTCACGTCCGGATCACCTTTGAAAATACGTTTTAGCATTCCCTCAAACTCAGTGTTTACTTCTACAAGCTCCGAGTCATATTCAAATGGTATCAAGTTGGTGATGTAATCACGCTTCTCATGCTCACGCCACTGCAAATCATACGCACCGCTTTGCCTATCCTCTACCAAGTGCAACGTGCCATTGATGAAATTAGCTGCCCACGGGTGAGGTTTGAAAAAATCAACCGATGGATCAAACGGGCAATTAATCAAGAAGCTCTTGAACGTCTTGTCAATGCGTGAGTAATCCGCACCATAATCATACATCACGCCGATTTGGGATTTGATCCGATCCACGTTGTTATCATCAAGGTGTTCCCAGTGAGTAGTTTTATGGTAAAACAAATCGCGGCCCTGCTTAAGTATGAGCCCATCACCCGTGAAGGCCTTCTTGTTTATGCTCCACGTGTAACCAAACATCTCACTCATGACTTGCTCAATGCACTCAAACTCTTTGAGCTTGGCATCATTCATGTCAGCTTTAGTGCTGTCTGCAACTTCAGGGCGCTTCTTAGGATCTAGCTTGCGGTACAGCTTGCACTTTGCAGAGCACTGCGCGGCCTTCAATGCGTCTTGGCACCCATGGTTGTAGTAGGCCCTACCACGGTAGATATCAGACACCCGCTTGAGCACAGGCCCTGTGTCATGCCCGTTGACTGCTGCCCACTTCTTAATTGCAGTCTCTGCTTTTTCCTGATGCACACCCACTTTGTACATGTCATTGATCAGGATCAGCGCGGTGTTATTCTTCTCACCCTCATCACAGCGGCGCTTAAACATCCGGCGGATGCATAGCTTCTGATCATATTTCTCGAAATTGGTTTGATCATCCTTATCAGATGTAACCTCAGCCACTTCACGTGCAGATGCCTCAAGCGCAGTTGTGAGGTGCTCGTTGGGCTTCAACCCTTTGGGTATCGGAGGATAAAAGGTTTTTGCACGCCGCTTGAAGCAGCTGAGGTTTTCCGGACAGATAAGTTTTGGCAGCAGCGTTTTGTAAAACCCGGTCTTAGGGTGCTTGGTATTGAGCACGCGAAACTTGCGGTTGACATTGTACACGCCTGTATCAAGCGTTGGGTAAAGCTCCTTCAGAGCCACGGCTAGCTGCTTGAGTTTACCGGCTAGTAGAGCATCGGAACTAAGCCCGAACAGTTCGAACGGGATTGCGACGTGGTAGCCTTTGGAACCACTGAAGGCAATGGAATAGGTTTCAATTTCATGATCCTCAATAAAGTTTGCAGCATCCTTAAATGACTCGGTGTGATCCGTGCTATCAAAATCAAATTGCACAAAGCCAAGGGCAGGCTTGGCTGTGCCTGAGTACTGTGCAAAGGAGCGGCTACCTTTGTGAGGCTGTGGGACATAATCATATACTGGTTTGCCCTTTGAATCTTTCTCACCGGTATTGATCTCAATCTTCAGTTGAGACTCAACACAATCAAACGTGCAGTAGTATGCTTCCTTACCATCATGGATCTTGATTGCTTTGGCCAGTGAGCTTGAGCTTAAGTGCCCCTCGGTGTTCTTCGAAAATTTTGAGCTTACTAGAAAGTTCACCCACTTCATCAGGTGTTTCCTTTAAGATCTTGTTGATAGCAGCAGTGCGTTTGGGGCACTCATTAGGCATGATCCGCACTGCCTTGATGGGCTTTGTGTTTTCTAAATAGGCAGTAGGCAGCGGGATGGTTCCAATCATAAGAAGCGCTAAAACTACGCAAGGTTTTAGTGCTTGACAAGTACTTTATTTTTGATAGCAAAGGGGGCACTTATGGACACACAATTGACGCAAGACGTAAAAGCAGAACTCAAAAAGAAAGTTGCTTTAGAAGGCAATTTACTTGAAGAAAAAATTGACGCGATGTGCTCAGCCTTTGACAAACTGAAGCAAGAGGTGCTGCGCCTCAAAGAGATTGCTGATGCGTCACAGGTGCTAGCAGAGAAGCGTGAGGGAGAGATGAATGCTTTCAGCACATTCATTGGTGAGCTTCAGAACCTCATCCGAACAAATCAGACTGACAGCAGCAAGTATATCAAACTGAAAGACAAGCTCCTTGCCATTAGATTATAAGCCCATGGTCAGAAACGCTCTTGATGAGGCAACGCGCCTGCGTGTGATGGTTGATTACTTGTATGATGGTGCCTACGGCACGCATGCAATTCTCATGTACATCAGAGCCAACTTCCATCAATGGTATCAAATGACCGAGTGGCTTTATAAGAATCGCATCAAGGGTAGGAAGCTCGTAGAGTTTTTTCAAAATGAATCGCCCGATGGTGGAGGGTATCTAAACGGATGTGCAAAGATACTACGAGCCCTAAGCAATCAAGAGATCAAAGCGGATGTTTTGCGCAGAATCTGATTTGCCTTGCTCCTGCGTGCAACGGGTTTACAAAACACAAGACGGGCTTCTGCCGTGAGCATCGCACCATGCAATGCCGCCACTGTTTGAAAATTTGGGTTTCAAGTTCCGAACACAAAAACAAACGTAATAGGGGAATTACAACATGCCTGAGTTGCAAGAGAGTACGCCGCAAGAATCTAAACCAGATCTGATACGTAGGCTCAATAATTCAAACGCCATGATTCATGAGATGGAATTGCTACTAGAGCCCGGTCTTAGGATTGCTTTCAAAATGGAAGTACGTTCACGGTTGAAAGAACTGTCTGAAGAAAAAGCGCTGCAAACAATGACAGGCCCACAGGCTTTGCGTTATGCCTCAACGTTGCTTTGTTAAGGAGATAGCATGTCTGATAGCTTTTTTGATCAGCCTGAAATAGATGCCTCACATATAGCTTCTGATATTTCAGAAAAACATTATAGCTCAGGGTTTACAGATAAAAATTCTCTGTACCGATGGGTAAAATCTGCTATTGAACACTCGGTTACTAACACGCGCATTGTAACTGAGAGAAGGCTTGAGGATGCTTTTCAAAAGGCTGTTGGAAAAACTAGATGAAAATCCCACTCACCAAAGGCCTGTGTGCTGAGGTAGACGCGGCTGATTACACGTGGCTCTCACAGTGGAAGTGGCACGCCTCAATTAGCTCCAAATGGAAAAAAGAGAAGTACTATGCAAGACGTAAAGCCACTGTTGCTGAGAGGAAAGCAGGTAGACCGGCTCACGTCTATATGCATCGTGAACTTTGCCCTTGTGATCCTAGCCTTGATGTTGATCACAGGGATTGTGATTCACTTCACAACAAAAGGAAAAACCTCAGGCCTAGAGATCCAAGAAAGAATAGAATGGAAGGGCTCTACCCATGTCTGTAATCAGAGTTTTGCCAAGTGGAACCGTTATCACCTGCCCGTATTGTTACAACATCATCGGTCACCTCAATCGTGATGTAAGTGCCGGGCAAATGCTACTAACCAAGGATATAGAATGGAACACGCAGAAGGAAGTAAACTCGGAGTGCCACAAGTGCAGGGCGCTGTGGTATCGAAACGGAAAGCTACACACACCGGCAGGATGGAGATAATCTTACAAACACCACACTACCGGCTTATAGTGCTAGCACAAGAGCGCTACATGGTTGAGTATAGGGAAAGCAGGGCTTGGAAGCCTTTGACCGTGGTGGATCACACGCCCATTCCCTCCATGCATGATGCCATGTTTGAAATTGTGAATGCAATCAGAGGTAAAGTCAATGGCATCAACTGAAATGGCTTGCCCTAAATGTGGGCACGTAATGACAGTGGTGGAACGTGAAGATAGAGACAAGATCATTGCTATCCTCAACTGGAAAACAGCAGGTGAAGATGATACAGCTAAAAAGTTTGACGATGGTTTTGTGCGTGCCATGGATGAGAAGCTAACCGAGTGGGGTAGCCTCACACCTGGACAGTCAGGCGCGATTGATAAGATCCTGCGTGGCTTTCGCATCAGTTTGGATAAGTGGGTATGAAATTAGATTTTAGCAAACTGTTCGGTGAGTTTCTTGAATACGTTTTAGACTTCACGCGGCTACAATACTGCAACGCAAGCTCTTGTGTGTTCCACACGCCTGGTAGTTGTGGCTGCACACGTAAAACAATAATGCTACAAGAAGGCAAATGTCATTGGTTTGAAGAGAGGAAAAAAGAAAATGTGTGAGACAACAAACTTAAACGTATGGGTATTTCTACCAACACAAAAGGAATTAGAAATTAAGTGGAAGGTGCCAAGAAACTACAGGCTTGCTTGTGTTGGTGAAGTGAGATTTAGAATTGAGACAGACACACCTTTAGATGACGTAGAAATTTTTCAACCAGGGTGGAAGCGGTTGAAAGATCTTGAGAAACTTTATGAAATTGAATGAAGAAGAGCAAATCATTCTTGACGCTATTAAGGCAGCAAGAAAAATCCAGACTTTTTTATGGGGAATGGCTAAAGGCTCATGGGGCTTAGAAGAATGGCGTCGGATGTTTCGCAAGCGCATAAAGAAGATTGATGATATCAATATAGAAAATCCCTACGCCATTATAGAATTAAGAAAACGCTTGCTTCAAAATGCCACACTATCAATAGCTTTACTCCATATTTTGCAGCACTATAAACTTTCAGAGCATAGTGATCTGCCATCAAATCTACCAGAGTATATGAAGAATGCTTAAGCCCTACGTCTTTCAGAAAAAAATAATAAAGCGTGCCACTCCAATGGATTGGTACGCTTTATTTATGGACATGGGTACAGGCAAGACGCTCACGGTGATCAACTTGCTACGTGCCAAGTGGACACAAGCGGGTGGATTAAAACGCACGTTGGTGTTTGCTCCTATCATTGTGCTGCGCAACTGGAAGAAAGAATTTTTACTGAGCACGCAGCTTGAAGCCAAATACATCGGCGTTGTTGAGGGCACAACTGCAAAAAAGAAGCTTGAGGTGATCAACAATATACAGCACCACATACTCATCATTAACTATGAGGCCCTTAGATCGGAAGATATTAGATTGGCGCTTCAAGCGTGGGGTCCTGTCTGTGTGGTATGTGATGAATCACACAGAATCAAAAACCCAAATCCAAAAACCAAGACTGACTTCAAAGGCACGTCTACAGAGGTACGGGAAATCTCTAAGCGTAGCTTGTATCGGTACATTCTTACAGGCACTCCGATCCAAAATAATTTCCTTGATATCTTTGCTCAGTATTTGTTTCTTGACCGTGGTGCTACTTTTGGTGATAACTTTTGGAAGTTTCGCAAGAAGTATTACATCAATCGCAACGCTGCTTGGCAGCAAAGCGGTCACGCGGCTGCGTTCCCTGATTGGCAGCTTAATGAATCAATGGAACCGGAAATCAAACGCAAGCTAGCTAGAACCTCAACGCAGATGGAGGCAAAAGATTGCGTTGATCTGCCGGAGCTAGTACCCGTGCCCGTTGAGGTTCCACTGAGCACAGAACAGCAGAAGCATTACGACAAGCTCAAAGCGGATCTGATCACATGGCTTGATGATCAGCCTGACAATCCACTGATGGTGCAAAATGCACTAGTCAAAGTCATGCGCCTCAATGAAATTGTATCAGGCTACATGCGTCTTGATGATGGCACCATTCACAGCTTCAAGGAAAACCCACGGCTAGATCGGCTCATGGAATTGATCAAAGACATGCATCACAAGGTCATTGTGTTTTGCATTTATAAGGAAAATTATAAGCAGATCCGTGAGGCATGCAAAAAGCACAAGATCAAGTACACGGAGATCCATGGTGGAGTGAAGGATAAGGAAGGAGCTATTGATGAGTTTAATGACAAGGCTCAAGTCTGTATTGCAAATCCAAAGAGTGCAGGCGAGGGATGCAACCTTACCGTTGCAAGATACTCAGTATTTTACACACGTGATTTTAATGCCAAAGATTTTTGGCAATCACGCGCCCGTAATTACCGTGCCGGATCAATCAAGCAGCACAAAAAAATCACACAGTATCATTTCGTTTCCCCTGCCACGATTGACGAGCACATTATGCAGGCAGTCAAAGACAAGCAAAAGCTAGCCAAAAGATTGCTTGACGTGCGCAACTTGCTAGCATAGTTGATAGCAATGACAAAACAGGACATGCGTGACTTA